AAAAAATATCTAGAGAAAAAAAAACAAAAAAAAGTAAGGGTTGAAAAAAAATTGAAATCAGATTTTGAAAATATTACTGAGTGATTAGACTACAAGACCATAATATGACTAAGACTCAAGAGCAAACTAGTCGTGGAAAAAATAAAAAACTCGTTAATATTACGCTGGTTAATAATTCTTATAATAATAAATTAAAATTACTACAAGAGCGTCTTAAGAAAAAACTAGAAAATAAAAAAAATAATAAGTAGATAATTGGTCTTAGAATTTTTGTTAAAAAATAAAAAAAAAATAATTAGGCTAGGTGATTAAAAAATTGAAATATGATTTGACAAATATTACTAAGCAATAAGTATCAAAAACTAAGACCTTAATAGTAATAGAAATTATTTATAAGTGGATTGCCTACGCTATAAGCGTGGGCTGCACCACGTGAGAACAATAGTAATAATGTCAAAACAATATAAAACCGAAATGCTTGTCGAACTTGGTAAGGAATGGGGTATTTTTGATTACTTACCATATTGTGAGGTTATGGAATTGAATGATTGGGATATGATAGCAATACTTGTAAGTGAAGAAGTCGAGGGTGAGTATCAAATAGATATCTGTATGGATCAGGAATACCCTGAATTTCTAACTCATTGTGGCGATGGTGATTATACTATAGAGATTAGTGAATGGATGGTTAAAATATTAGAAATAGATAATAATGCGTAATATAGTTGATATTAAAAAAAATTGAAATATTATTTGAGATTTATTTATAAGTGGTTGCCTACGCTATAAGCGTGGGCTGCACCACGTGAAAATATGACTAAGGCTCAAATGATATCAATGCTACGCACCCATGCAAAAGAGTATGGTGTTAAGTTACCACGATTGTCAAAATTGAGGGTTGATGAAATTCGACAAGTCTGTTGGCGTCATGATCTAGAAATACCAATCAAGATATCGATGGGTAAACGAATGTCTGACATTCAACGACGTGACACACCTAACGATTGTGTGTACACACCTGAGCCTCTAGCAATCTATCATATCCAAAAGGTTGCTACAATGTATGCTAACGATTTGATTGGGTCAGAATGGTTAGACCCATTTAAGGGGGGTGGGGTGTACTATAACAATTATCCATGGGGTGTAGTCAAGTCATGGTGTGAAATTGATGAAGGGGTTGATTTCTTCGATTATGATGGGTCACCAGAATTTGTAGTATCCAACCCACCCTATAGTAAGATGCGTCGTGTACTTGATAAGTTATTTGATCTGAGTCCTAGAGTTATTTCACTATTGGTTTGTCAGAGTGCCGTCACCCCACCACGAGTAGCATTGCTATATGAGGCGGGCTATGTCATGGTCAATCAAGAAATAATGTCTGTCAAGGACTTCGGATTTGGTATCATTTCAATAGTGACATTTGAGAAATCATCTAGTGCCAAGTCGGTGTTAGAATTTAACAGGATCAACTGGCGTAAGGAGGAGAAACAATACACCATGAAACAAGAAAATGACGAGTTTTATGATTGCGATGAGTTTTAATTAATTAATTAGTGGATTAAAAAATTGAAATAATTTTTATAGAAAATAATTAAGTAATTAAAAAATTGAAATATTATTTGAGAATTATTTATAAGTGGTTGCCTACGCTATACGCGTGGGCTGCACCACGTGAAAATAATACTATAATGTCTATCGAAAAATGGGATGTGAGTGAAAAACTAGATGCTTGTACTTCTGGAGATGAGAAAAAAAAATTAGCAAGAAAATATATTAAGGTACATTCTGGGGTAGAATCCCATAAACAATTTGCTCTTATAGAGAATCATATTAGACGTGCAAATCATACTCAAGAATGTACTGATCCTGATTGTCTTATAAAACCATTAAACAATGTTCAAAAATTATATATGGATACTGGTGGATGGTTGTATAAAACGTGGACTGAAGTAAACAATAAAAATTTAGATGGGGTTATAAGTTCTATGGCGAAATATAAGGAAATGTCACAAGAAATGATGTTTAATACTTGGGAAAATGTAGAAAATGATATTCCAACATCAATAGGGGTAGTATCAGATATTCACGGAAATAATTTAGTAGAAGATATATCAGGTGAAGAAGCCTATAGAAGAATGTGCGATTATGAGAAGAAAAATTTAGAGTCATTAGAAGAGGGTTTTAAACTAGCAATTGATGTGGATTATTTTGAAAATTAAATTTATAGAAAATAAATATATAGAAATTAAAATGCATAATAATATTTTATAGTTTTTAGTACTAAATTTTTTCTAGTCCGTTTTTCTTTGGGTAATTGATTATTCTTTAAGTCCTTCTCTAATTTTTCTACAATATCTTTTGCTTGTATCTTCTCCATATAATAATCATCGCTGTACCCAAACATTTTATATATTATATACAATATATTAATTAATAATATAAAAAAATAAAAAAATATATGAAAAACTAGTAGTTCAAAAAAAATTGAAATTGAAAATCTAAATTTATTATATAGTATTAATTATGGCAGGATTTCAAACCAAGACCTTTAGGGTATATGATGATTATATGAGTCCAAAAAGTGCGTGGGAAAATATAAAAGAATATATCCCAAAAAATAAAGTGATTTGGGAATGTTTCATGGGCGATGGACAATCAGGAAAAGATTTACAAGATATTCTGAAAGAAAATAATATAGTTATTCACGAGCCAATAGATTTTTTTGAAAATAATATAGGAGAGGTCTGTATAAGTAATCCACCTTTTTCTAAGAAGAAAGAAGTATTTACAAGATTAAAAGAATTAGATAAACCATTTATAATGATTTGCCCTACTAGTATGTTGACCACCCAATATATAAGACAATTATTTTCTGATACTGAACATCCTTTACAAATTATAATACCAAGAAAAAGAATCCAATTTATAAAATTAGTTGATGGCAAGATTCCAGATAATTGGAAAAGCCAATGCAATTTCGATTGCTTTTATTATTGTTACAAACTAAATTTAGAAAGAGATATTATATGGTTGAGATAGTAATATTTATTCGATATGTGCAGTGTGTTAAAAAAAATATTACAATAAAAAATAAAAATAAAAATTCATTTTTCTACTTTACTATATATAAGATTGTAGAAAATTGAGAGTTAAGACTGACTCACATATTTTATAAAAAGAATAACAAAATGTTAAGGGGCAATATGCGACTATATTAAAAAATTGAAATATAATATAAAATAAAATATTAATATTATATTAATATTAAATAAAATTGAAATATAATTTTCTGCGGAATATACTTAAAGGTATAATTATAATAATAACATATAAATATGAAACAGAAAAAAGTTAGAGTAGAGAAACCAGCAACTATATATAACACTCAATTATGGGGGTTGCAAGAATTAATGCAATTAAATGCTGGTAATAATAAATTCTTTATGAAATCAACAGATTGGACATTTGGTTCATTTAAGAATTTTGAAGAATTTTATAGCATTTGGTCTAAAGATATTAATAGAGAAATGAGACAATTATATGAATATATACCTGCTAAAAATAAGACATTATTATATTGGGATATTGATAGTTATGGCAATAAAAATTCACTTAAAGCATTTATTAATTCTATGTACTACTTCATAAAAGAAAATATACCCTATCTATTCCCAAGTAATATGACTCGTGAAGATTTTAAAGGTCATCTAATAATAACTCATAATCAACGAACTAAAATGAAAATTGATAAGAATAAACATTCAGGTTTTTATGATTATTACTCATTCCATGTTATTTATAGAAACGAAAAAAATCCGTTATATTGCTACGATTTAAGACAACAACAATATTTTGTTAATTATTACTTGATATGGGCTAATAGTTTATCTAAATATAAACAAGAAGAATTAAAAATTGGCGATCTATTTTATAGTGACCCTACAGATGAATCTACTAAATGTTGTGTCGATTATAATCCATATAAGACACCATTTCAAGCCATAAGAATGCCTTACTCATCTAAGTCAGGACATAGTACAGAAACTGTTTTAAGACCAATCAAGGGTTGTAGAAGTAATAATGATATTAGATTAGCGTTCATTCAATATTTAGATGATACTCTCGAACATACCAAATTCGAAGTACCTGAATCTTGGATAAAAAAAGTATGGGCGTATGAGAATAATCCGAGTGCTAGAAAATGTACTAACTCACCACCAGTTCAAATAAGTATGCCATCAGGTATCCCTGAATATATAACCAATCAAGCAGTTAAGTATTTCAAAGAATATCATCCAAAGGGTGAATTAGTAGATAGTAAAATAGACCAGATTTCTAAGAGTTATATATTTAAATTCATCGATAAACATAATACGTGCAGAATTCATGATAGAATTCACGAGGATATGACTAATAACAATTATAATATATTTTATAATGCAAATGGAGATTACTTATATTGGTGCTGGTCCTGTCAGAAACCAAATGAAGAATATAGACCTATCAAATTAGAGAAGAAAAAAAACTTAGTAACATGGGATTACGAATATACTGATAGAAATGAAATAGTTTGTGATCCGTTAATAAGTCCAGATGATTTAACTGAAGGTAGTACTCAAGTATTACAATCTGAAATGGGTACTGGTAAGACAGAAGCAACTATTAAGATGTTAGAAAAATTACCAGAAAAAACTAGTATTCTTCATATAACATTTAGAAGAACTATGGCTGCTAAATTTAAGAAGGAATTAGAACAATTTAATTTTGTTTCATATCTAGATAGTGCAATAACTGAAGTAGATGATTTGAATAGATATATTGTTTGTTTAGACTCTATTTGTAAACCATTTAGAGGTCAGATAAGAAAACCTCAATATGATATAGTATTAATTGATGAAATATTTAGCGTACTAGAGCATTTTGATAGCAATCTGATGAATAAAAATAGAACAGATATTATGATGGTATTCGAACATTATGTCAGTACTTGTAAATATTTATATGTGATGGATGCTAATATTGATAATAATCTAGTAGTTAAGTCAATCAATAATTTAAGAGATCCAAAAAAAAGTATTTTCAAGAATCCTCAAATTATTTGGCATCGAAATTGGCAGAGGCATGATTATACTGATTATATACTAAACTGGTATGAAACTACTAAAATAGAAAATAAACCTGATATTATTCTAGAAGTAGAAGCGAATGAAACAGATAAAAAAATAAAAGATAAACAATTAGTAAATTTTGAACTTAAAATACTTGATAAGTTAGACAAGGGTAAAAAAATATATGTCCCAACCTCAAGTAAAAAATGGGGTATAACCTTAGCGGATTTAGTAATTAATAAACAAGAAACAGATCCAAAATTCCCTAAATTCAAAATATTAATATATACTGCTGATACACCTTCAGAAGAAAAAAACGAACAATTAGGAGATGTGCATAAGTACTGGGGTAAGAAACTTAAAAAATCAGTTGATAATATCTCTTACTATTATGGAGCATCAGAAGATGATGTTAAATTAGTAATAGCCAGTCCAACAATATCAACAGGAATTAATTATTGTGATGATAACCCACTATCAGGATTTCACGAAATATTTGCTTACGCTAGAACAGGTTATAATACTGCAACATTCAATACTCTATGTCAGCAATTGAGAAGAAATAGAATTTGTATAGATAAAACAATATCAATAATATTTGATAATAATATAATAGGGTATGGAGTCACTGAATGCGATATAATATCTACACTCTATAATAGAACAGATATTTTATATAAACATTTACCACCTACTTACGCACCTCAAACTGGATTGAATCCAAGTGATGGCAAACCTATTTATGATACACAATCACTACCATTTATTATTTGGTTAGAAAATCAGAAAAATAAAATTAAATATTCAAATCCGTTAATTGTTAAGAACACTATTCAAGAACATTATTCTAACAATCCAAAAAATCCAGAAACCCCAGGCTTTGGTATGAAATGGGTAGATCATTCTACAGGTTGTGAAGCCACTATCGAACAAGTTGAGAAACACTTAGAAAATAAAAAAAAGGTTATAGCATCTCGTAAAGAATTTGATACTAATTATTTCATGCAAGTTCCAGAAATAACTCATACACAATTTGTTGAAATTGGTGATAAATTCAAGGTTAATAAGGAAGTGACTAGACAAGAATTAGCACAATATCAATTATATCATCTAGAGATGGATTATAAAATAGACTTCAATGGTACTAGAAAAAATTGGGACACAATGGAAGATAGTTTAAAAGATGAATTTATTAAGGATTTCACAAAAATAAAGGATATTATGATTAAGAATATTTATAATAGACATAAATTGTGGAATAATGAAAATATAAATATTACTAATTATAAGGATCAAATTGCAATGGACGATCATTATAAATTAAACGATATGACTTTAAATGACAATCTATTGTTTACTAATAAATATGATATTTATTCACTACCTAAAGGCAATTATAAGGATGCTACTCTACCACACACTATTGAAGCCTTGTGGAATAAAGGTAGCACCATAATTCCAGTAGCAGTTGAATTGTGCAAGATGTTGCAGTTGAAGCCATTTACTGATTTAGATGGAACTACAATTGATAGAGAATTGTTTGAAGAATTACTATCTGATAAAAATAGAGGTAATTTGAAGAAATTCTGGAATGATTGTATTTCAAGTCATAGAGAATTGAAGACTTCAAGCAAGAAGGCTAACGATCATACTAAACAATTTACTTGGTTACAGGATTTACATAGAGATAATAATACTAAATGGTTATATGATTATTCTTATGATGAATTAAAAGATAATATTAATTCATTCAAGTCGAATTTAATACCAGAATTGAAGGAATCTGAATGGGTAAGAGTTAAGAATATGATACCAGTCGAACGAGAGAAATATAAATCAGAAGGTAAGATGAGTATTGAAAAATTAATAAATATGAATACTCACACTTCAGAGATGAAGTCTGGCGAACCAGATTGGTGGGAGTACACTCAAGCAAAAACTGAATTTAGTAAAATACTTAAACAAATTGGATATAAATTCAAATCAGATAGAGAGAATGGTGCTAAATCTAGCGGAGTTACTATTGAATATAATGATAGTATCTACTTAATTCATAAATATAAAAAAATAGATAATAATAATAATAATAATTGTATGATAGAATAAGATAGACCTTAATAGATATAATTTTTAATAATATATTTTTTTTTTTTTTTTTATGGAGTAAAAATCTTTTTACCACTTTATTATATATAAGATTGTAGAAAATTGAGATTTACCCCTTATACTCCATAAATAAAAAAAAACAATATATAAATGTTCCGTTATAAAACGAGTATTAAGGTCTTCCAGTTTGTGGTAATTGTCCACGTGTATCTCTCGGATCATATGGAAGATTTGCTGGGTCTTCAAACATATCTCTAACACCCTCATAAATAAGTCGTTCTCCTCCATACATTTCATCTGGACTCGGTGCTGGTATATGACTTGCACCCATAAATGCTGGATCAGTTTCTCGCATTGGTTCTTCAGGGGGTGATACTTCAGGTGGAGTAGGTGGAACTAATATAGGTCTTCTACCTGTAGAACTTTCTAATAAAGACCAAGACTTATCTAACCTGTGATTAAATTCATTAGCAGTAGCCGCATTAGGTATTGCTCTATTGTAAAATTGTGCTAGTTTATCCATATTTCCTTGAATACTAAATCTTGCATCTCTTTCTCTTTCAATATTCAAAAAATAAGTATAACCTTCTAATATACTTCTTGGTCTTATGCCTCGTCCAAGCAGTTTTCTAATACTATAATTTACTACAGGTTCTTCTAATACATAGGAGGGGAATCCTAACCCTTCTACCTGAATTACATATGAGTCCACTTCTCTATCTCCTTTGGGCAGTGGGGTGATATATGGTGGTGGTTGTTGTGGTTCTCTTTCATCTCTCTCATATCTATTAGGGTCTGATCTTATTTCTTCTAATTGATCATCAATGTCTCTTAATGTTGCACCTATTTTTCTACCTTGTTCTAAACTTAATTCCATTCCCCAATCTTGTTGGTATTGTAATAGTCTATTTCTTTGGTGTTGTAATTGTGGATCAATCATATGACCTATTTCACCAGTAGTTGGTAAATTAGGATTGGGTATATTTATTTCTTGTTTAGATGGAGAATATCCCGTCCATTCTTCTCTAGGGTATTCTTCTGCTCCGTGACCTCTACCACCACCCATTTCTTCCTCTAACGAAGTTCCCCCTTCTTGTTGCCTTTGTCTTAATTCTAATTCATTTCTTATATCATCCATATAACCCTCTAATAATTGTCTATTAGAATCAGACATTTCAAATTGATCTGCCCTTCCTGCCACGACCTGTCCATAATTTTCAAAATGATCAGCAACTTGGTCATATTCTTGTTCCAAATTTCTTGTATCCATTTCTTTTAATTCTGCCCTTGTGTGACGAGGTAATGTGCTTCCTTCAGGTCTAGTAAATTCTTGCCCTAATTGTTGTAAATCACTTTGGGCTCTATTAAATAATTCTTCATATTTACCAAATGCTACTTTATCATTCATTAAAGCATCTTGATTATCATCTAAATATTCATCTAATTTGTCCCTAAATTCTGCTATATTGGCTGCAGTTAATGATGTTGGATATTGTGGCATTGAAGGAAGAGGTATTTGTGGATCTTCCGTAGGTGGTGAAGGTGGTTGATATTCAGATTCTCCTTCTATGGGTTGTAAGTCTGGTGCTGGTGCTGGTGCTACAAATTCAGGATCATCTTGGTCAGGATCATAATCGGTTGGTTCTTCAGATATTGTTCCAGCAGGAGGTCTATCCTTTTTAGGCGTTCTATCTCTTGCTGGATATTCACCTCCCCCCATTGTTCCACTCGGTGGTCTTTCTGTGTCACGTTGCCCACTAATAGGTCTGTTATCCAATATATCTTCCAATAGTTGATTATAAGCAACCATATCATTAAAAAATTGTAGTGCTGGGAGGTATCTATCAAGAGGTGGAACAATATTACCACTTTCCATACCTCTTACAGTTTCCAAATCATTCCCTGATGCCCTCTTAAATAATACATCAAATTGGTTAAAAATACTTTCTGCTCTATGTAATCTCGGGTTTATATCATCTAAAAGGCGTTGTATATCAGCGGAAGGTAAATCAGATATTCCTACATTCATATCTGTATTTGATGCCAATCCTGTTATTTGTGACCTGTTAACTAGAGGTCGTTGATTTAATATAGTGTCCAATTTTGTCATAAGTTGTCCTAATTCAGCATTAAATGATTCGGGTACTCTAGGGAAATCTCCTTCTCTAATAGCTCTTTCTCCCCTATCAGGTTCATCATCTCCATCTTTTTTCGCTCTATCTTGAGCAGTTACTCTTTGTTGATCTTGTCTTGCGACTTCATCTTCCCATACATTTTGAATAGGAGGAGATAGGGCTTCATTAGGCATTGCAATTGGTTGCGGTTGTTGTATTGGCGGTTGTCCAGTAGGCATACCGCCTAAAGTTTGTCCCTGTGGTACTTGTGTTGCTTGATCTGTTTGAACTGGAGGTTGATCCTGCATATCTTGAAATTCTCTATCTACTTCATCCCTTAAATCCTGTATATCTCTTTCAGTTGCACCCATTCTTTCATAAAAACCTATCATATCATCTTGTATTAATGCTAATTGTTCTAAATAATATTCTAATTGTTCTTCCATTTGATTTAAATTAGCAACTGGTGGTGGCATAGATGGTATTGGAATTGGAGGTGCAAATCCTACTCTTTCTGTAATTAGATGTCTTTCTAATTGGACTCTACCTCTTTCATTTTCAATTTGTCTTAATATCTGTTGAATTTTCTCTTTTATTATTTTATCTTTTTCTGCCTTTGATGGTCCAGATTTTCTTTTTCTTTGTTTCTTTTTATCTAGATCTAAATCTATATCTATATCTATATTCTGTACATTACCATTTTTGTTTTTAGAGTTCGTTATTTTGGTAGTAGTCTTTTTATTCGTAGTCATACTATTTATATGCAATATATATTTTTTGTTAACTTTTTTCAAAAAGTTAATTATTTTTTAAATTAAAATAAAAAAAATGAGTGAAAATGAATTAGGAGGTTTAATATACAAAAAGTCTATTGTGATACTGAAAAAGTACCATCTGATGAGAGATGATATATAGCAGTCTTCATACAGAATGTATCGATTCTGTTGGCTGCTGCTGCGAAGGTAACATTTGCTTCGAAAGATGATTGGGCGGCTGTTGACGCTGTATCTATACCAGATTCTGAGACACCTGAATCCGCTAAGTATGCCTCAACATCTACCCCAAACATACCTAAACCTTGCTGGGCTTCGACTGAAGCGTATTGTCCGATAGTAACAAGATTACCATCATTTTTATTATGAAGCATACCAAGTGCTTTTAATACTTCGCAGTATGCTTGTGATACATTTTGTCCAGCGTACAAGTATAAAGACGCGGCGTTGGTTGGAATAGCACTCTGTGCTGTAGGGTTAAACTGCACGAGCGTGGGTGGGAACAGTTGTTCGGCTATCCTGTATTGGTATGACATAGCCGCACCAGCATTACCTATCTGAGAGTTTGATAATGATGCACCCGTGGCTAGAACAGTGTTCGCAGTTGTTCTAAAAATAGTAATTATAGAATTAAGTGATCTACATCTTTCATTAATTGGAATAACAATTTGGTCGGCTGCACCTGTACCTGTATAAGCGTTGACATGACTGGACCAAGTCTGTCCCGCCCATGCCACGCCGCCAGTGGCGTTTAATAATTGAACCCAATTAGATTGGAATTCTTGTCCTGTAATGTAGACAATTGGAACATTGTAAGTACAATTGGTAACTGTATATGCGTTCGCTAGCACACCACCAAATATCTGCATTAATGCTGTGTTGGCAGTTTCCAAGGTAATTTCAATTGTGAAGCCCGAACTCGAACCTATCGGAATATACTTCCCACCATTATTGCTAAGAAATCCAGAAATCAAGGGCATAGTTAGGGTTACAGCATCACCAGCTGCTAAAAATAATGCTGAACCAGCCGCTCCCACTGAAGCCGCACCACCAAGATTTTGGGTTGGTAAATAATTCTCACCATGAACAGTTACAATACCCAGCGCACCAGATTTAACTGCCATACCTGAAACTGTACCAGAAGTAGCATTACTTATAGGGAGATGAGAAGAGGGAGTTTGATATTGGAAGAGTTTTGTGTGCAAAAGGTTGTAATTATTAATTCTTTCAATTTCTACGCCTGTGTTCGACTCTATACGAAGGGACTGCACTATAGCCCATAGCCCAGAATCTAGCTGACAACTGATTGCAGTAGCAGCTGTGGTCTGCATTGTAATTTCTAAAAATCCGTGCTGTCCATCTAAAAATGAATATTTATCTCCTGTAACATCTATTCTAATTATATTATTGGTTAAGGGATTGAAGACTTGGCCATTGCTGCTCTGATAACGACGCATCTGCCCACGGCCCGAAGTCGCACGAGGTTGGAGTTGAGAGTACTTGACTGCGTTGGGTAAAACTGCAGTAGACATATATTCAGATTGTGTGTGTGCAAATTGTTTCTCAGGATTAAACATTTCAGTTCGTATTTATAATTTAGATTTTATTTTTAAAATGAATAATTAATAAAAAATTATTTATTGTCTAATCGTTTGTTGATTATTATTATTATTATTATTATTATTATTATTATCATCATCCTCAAGTATTTCTCTATCGCACTCAATACAACATGTCTTAATTCTAGTACATCTGCTATGTATTATATACGAAAGGAGGGGATTTATTAGTGCCGAAGCAATAACTGTTATCAATATTACTGACCCAGACATACTTTTATAAAAAAGTATAACAAAATATTTTGCTAACCTTTTTCCAAAAAGTTATTTTTCAATAAGTACATCTTTATTTTTATTTATAATAGTATTCATTATAACTGCTATAGATTCTACTACTTGTTGAAGTATTTTGAATTGTTCCTCTAAATCTAATAGTTTATTTTCTATTTCTATTAACTTGTCTTCCATATAATTTAACTAATATTTAAATGATCTTTAATTAAACTTAGTTCAGTTTCAAGATCAATTATTCTTGCTTCTAAAGTTTGATTTTCGTTTTCTAAAGTCTGAATTTTCCTATTTAATATTTGGACACCAGCATATGCTCCAGAGACTAATTTTTCTTTGGATACATTCTTACAGTCATCAAGAACAGTTCCTATTAATTCGATTTTACTATATGTAATATCTATAAACTGATTTTCAAATGTATTACTAGTTAATGGTTTACTTTCCATAGTTCTAAATGCTGAATCATCAGCAGGATAACAATAATAATAATATGTCTTAGTTACATCTAATGTATAATTGAAAATTGTTATAATTTTATTATCACTATCTACTGTATAATCTAATTCAATTGGATTATCAAATGGGATATTATATCTACTAATTTTATAGGCGTATTTGAAATATGATTGATTTTCCAAACTATCGGCAATAAAACCTAGTTGTTTATGCCCATTCTGGTTTTGAAATCGTTTATCTTTGTAGTTGTAAGTAGTAATCTCCAAATTCATTATTTGATTTAATAATTCATCATCGTTATACGCAGTTATATTTTTTTTAATTCTTCTATCTGAGGCATTGATGAAGTTATACACTCTGCAAAATCTACCTGCATAATGTGCAAAAAAATTTAGGTACATATCTCCAGCAGTGTATCCACCCCCTCCGACACTGCCGTCTATATGAAAATTATATGACATTTGAAGACCAGCAAAGTATGGACTGGTCGTACCGTTCATCCCACCAATTCTAATACCATGTGGATATGTTGTATTTCTACCAATTTCCAATAATTCTAAATTACCTTGTGAAGAAAATCCAGATGCTGGGTGACAACCGAGAAATAAACGATTTGCTTGACAATATCCTAATCCTTGACTGGCATAATATGCGTATGTTCCAATTGCAAGTGCGTTTAGAAATAATGTATCCCAAGAAGCCATCGTAGAATGATGTGAAAATACCCCTTGTGTATCTTTATAACCAACAGCATGATAATGTCCTAAAAAAACATCCTTATTAGTATTTGCATTGTTTAACCGAATTCTGCTATCCCATCCAGCAGTCCAAGTATTTTTAGAAGCAAAAATAGAATCAATATTGTTAGCATATACTGATAAATTCCCAGTACCGTAATTTCCCACCACAACACTACAATTATTCGAAAGATAATTCAATAGCATTTCTCCAGTCCCATTTGTTACGTTGTCTATGTTGAAATTCTCAGGACCTGCGTTTCCCCATCCACCACTGAGAGCATTTATTTTCAAAAAACCATCCGTGGCGGAATTTGAACCACAAATCGTATAACCCGTAGTATTATCAATTTGGAATTTAGTAGTAATTGTCGTTTTCTCTCTAACATTGAATGTGTTAGATGATAAATAGAATGCGTCGGAATATAAAGTAGCAGCTACCTCTCTTGTTATCTGAAATGGATATGAAAATGCTGTCGAGGTATCATTTGAAAAATATATATTATATCCCCCCTGTAGGTTTTGTGCAATGACCAGTTTCTTATCAACCCCAGCACCAATATCATTATATTTTAATCTTGATAATCCACTACCCGTCAGTTTTAATTCATTAGTGCTTAAATTTACTATACTAGTAGTAGATTGATTGATATAGAACAACATATCATCACTACCAATATCGTACGCAATTTTTCCACCATTTAAATTACCAGATTGAACGAATTTTATATACGGAATACCAGCCAAATTATTAGTACATAAGCCAAGGCAAGGAACTCCAGTCGCAACATCTATCCCAATATGAACACCATTATTACTAAAAGTATCTGTAGTATTTTGTTTGGATACATAAATTCCTGATTGCGGGGGAGTTACACCAAAACCGACTGTTCCAATGGATAATTGTCCTAAACTGGCTAATACGGTAGTGCTGGGATAATATACAAAACCTTGAAGAAATGCTATTTTTACATTCTGAGTTCCAAGACCTGCGACATAGCATAAATATTGAGGAGTAGCTGAGGCAGTATCATCTGTTATATTAACACTAGTAATACTACCTGTGATAGTCCCTGTGACATTTAGATCTCCGTTTATATATTCATCACCTTGTATGAAGAGTCTTAAATCTGTAGCACTCCATGCAATAGCAGCTGCATTAGGTTCAGTTGCCCCTATACTAACTATATAAGTAGTAAAAGTGGGGTATAAATTATTATCAACTAATAACCATTTAGTTTCAGGACATCGTCCTATAAGACTTCTATTTACACAAGACATATATAATATATAATTATTTTATTTCATTTTTTAACTTAACATTTTTATATTATCTTTAAAAAATTGGGTTATAATCTCATTTTTCTAACACTCTATATATAATAATGTGGAAAAACGAGTTTAGGGGCAACGGGGTTTTATATTAAATCCTTGTTTTTTCAAGTGCATTGCTAGTCTGTAATCGGTATCATCTGGCACACTTGGTTCAACCATGCCAGTTTCCCATTCTGCCATACTTTCGGCTTCTGCTTGTTTTTTAACATTCGTTAAGTACTGCTGTAATTTTTGTTTTTGTCCTAAACCTTTTGCTACTGGTGGTGTGTGTTTTTGCCCTAATATTGTACCTGTTACATTTTTTATAATTGTTTCCATTGCTATATATATATATATATACAATATAATAATATTTTTTTGCGAACTGTTTTCTAAAAGTTCTTAAATTATAATAAATTTTTCAACATTATCTTTATTAAATTCTACTCTTTCACACGCAAACTTAAATATTTCATCATCTTTTTCAAATCCTATAAATTTTCGTTTCATATCTTTACATGCAACTCCCATAGAGTTCGAACCCATAACTGGGTCTAAAACATTATCACCTTCTTTTGAATAATATTTTAATATCCATTTCATTAAATCTACTGGTTTCGATGTGGAATGCTGTTTTATTCTTTTAGATGGTATTTCAAGTACACTAGTTGGTAATGGGGGGTCATAAAATGTAGCACTACCTGTCTTTTTAGCCATCTCTGCCTGTTTTTTTTTATCATATAGCAATTTTTTCTCTGGATAAACCCCAGCCTTCAACTTTCCAGTGCTTTTTTGTACAGATTTTGAGTTCGGATCTATTTTAAATTTAAAATCTTCTTTAATAACACTAGTAGGGAGAGGGGGGTCATAAGATGTTGTATTTTTATAACCTTTGGGATATTCATAAACACCCCCTACCTTACCATTTTCTTTTAAACATTTTGTAAAATTGCCTTCTTCTTTAATAACACTAGTTGGCAAATCTTCTTCAGTATATTTTATTTCATCTTCAGTCAATCCTTTATATACTATTTTTTTAACTCCATCATTATGATATACATCTCCTGTTTTTTCACCCTCTGCCTTTTCTTTATATTCGGGGTTATCTTTAAATTTATGTTTATGAGAACTGAGGTCATATAATGGTTGTTTCTGCCAAAATAAATATATCATTTCATGTTTACGCATTGGTCGCCTCCTACAATTTAAGAACCCTACAGGTACTGATTTCACCCATACAAAATCACATCTAAACATTTTTTTATTTGAGTTAATTAATTCATATCCAAATCGAGTTGTACACGTAAAGAAAAATGGTGTGTTTATTTTTCCTACTCTTAATAATTCTTTCCATAGTGATTCTAAATTTACACCCTCTTTATCCCATTTACAATCCGTACATAAATATGGTAAGTCAGCAAAAACTAAATCCACTGAATTGTCTGGTACACTTTTAATTAACTCTAAACAGTCTCCATTTCTTAAATCCATTTTATTATATATTATCTTATAGAAAAAAAATCAATCAATTCGACACGCGGAGTTACCGTAATGTTTCTTAGTTTTTATATGATATTTCATATTAGACTTTTTAATCCAAGTATTACAACATTCGCAGTGAATTTTCTCCTCTAATCTTTTTTTTTTATTTATTTCATCCTTATTATTCTCATATCTTTCTTTTTGTTTTTCTCTATTTTTTTCTCTATTTTTTTGATTATATGTTTGTTGAGATAATCTTCTTTTCTCTTTCTCATCCAACCATTGTTTATGATTCCAAAAAATATCCTTTTCTTTCTGTTCACTTTGAGATAAATATTGTTCGTTTTTATTTAACACTTTCACCCCACAATTTTTCATATCATACATTAATTCCTGTTGTTCTCTTTCCATATCTTCATCTCTTATATTTTTTACTTTTGTTAAAACCCAGTTATCCCACCCCCCATTGTTAATTATATGTAAATGAAGTGGTTGAAGTTCATAAAAATTTTTGACTGCATTAACATGGAACTCCTCTCTCTTTTTTAAATCTTTAGTTGTTCCAATATAAGTTTCTCTATCAGACAAACATTCTAATTGATATAAAGTTGTTGTCATTATTATATACTATATATCATCTTACCTTTAAGTAAATAAAGTTAGCAAATATAATAATTCAAAAATATAACTAGTCCGATAAGCATTTAAAGATATGGTGTTATGTAGTATATATATAATGTTAAAATCTGAAAATGAAAAATGGTCGACTTATGCCAAAAAAATGAATTATTATAAATTACTAGATGGCAAAAAAAAAGTAATGGATAAAAAACAAATACTATCATGGGAAGATGGAATTAAAGACAGTTATCCTGACTGGGAAGATATGAGTACCGATAAGCGTCACGATGTTCTTGCCGATGCACCCATGGTATCATTCGATAAACTTAACCCACCCCCTAAACAGAAAATACCAGATAAAAAAAAATCATTATACGACATTGGTAATATGACAGATGAAAATTTTGTTAAATATATTTGTGATTATATTAAATCAAAGGGTGATCCTATTAAAGTTAGTTACAGAGATGAAGATTGTATTAAAATGGTGAAAGAAGAGAAAAAACATTATCCTACTGAGAAGCATTCTGTTTCTCGCTGTTCTATTATGAATGAGATTGATAATATAGAAGAATCATTTGTTATTGATTCGACCAATCTAAAAGAGCAGTTAATAGATTTTGTTCTTCCTAGATTAATAATATATAGACTTGAAAGAGGTGCTACTAAACCTTTACCAGATTATTTACAAGATATAAACTTAGTTTCACCACTTTCTGAAATGGCTTTAAAAACTTTAAAAAACTAATTTAACTTTTTAGCAAAAAATATATTTTAATTATAAATAACTATCTATAGTTTGTTTAGATTTTTTTTTATTTTTTTTTCCACTTCTTAATCCTTTAAAAAGTTTCCCCCATCTACCTCTAGATATGTCATATCTAACATCAGAAAACTTCCCACCATAAAACATCCATCTGGATATATACTGCACATTATTAAGTAAATCTAGTGATTTAGTAAATATTTCTTGACATTTTTGATATTCAATTGAATTCTTATCATAATGTTTCTGAATGCCGTTAAATACTATAGTAATATCATCGTGACTTGGTTGCCATTTCATAGAGTGTGATGTTTTTAAGTCATCATTTATTCTTTGTAACCATTTCATTTGACTACAACCAAAATATCCATTTTCTTTCGACCATTCGTTATATTCATCTAAGCAGTATTTACACTCATACCATATCTTAATATTGTCGCAATTATGACACTTACATACCCCCATTTTTTTATAATCTATAATAATAATTATAAATTATAATTTCAATTTTATTTAATATATAATAATAATTATAAATTATTTCTTTTCCATACATTTTGGACACCATATAATATTTTTAGGATGTCTGAATTCTTTAATATGAACACACTTCTCACATATGAAGCGAAGACAATTATCACATACATAATTATCAGTAATTTCTCCATCCTCATCTTCCCATGCTTTTAACACTTCACAACATTCCTCACAAGGACCAAGCATCTGATAACCTAACTCCTCAAGTATATGTTCATTAAGTTGATTGGAATATGTTATACAATTATCCCTAGATTTTGTCATTCTATTTATTTTTATATCATATTCAACCTTTAATTTCAATATAATATTTATTAACGAATCTGTATTTAATTTAGCAAGACCATTTTCGTCTATATTATTCATTTATAATCTATAATAATAATTATAAATTATAATTTCAATTTTATTTAATATATAATAATATTCGTTTTTCCACAAAACTATATATAAGAGTGTAGAAAATTGAGACCTCACTAAAACCCCAAATATATATAAAAATGTTCCGTTACAAAACGAATTAATACTCCTTTTCAGTAGCAGGACAATCGCAATCAAGTTGTATGCATAGACTAGCAGTCCAACTATTAGCAACATTACCAATAGTTATAGCCGCTCCAGTCATTGTGTTAATTAAATAAAATTCTAATGTTTGAGGTAATGATGGGATATATATGGGGTCTGATGGGTTTTCAACTCTAACATAAATATTACCACTCTGTGCAGTTACTAGATCAGGTGAAAAATTGCCAATAGCGTAAGCGTTCTCATTAGTAGTTGAAGCAAAACTATGTCCCTGATTTAGACCACATGCTATACTAATTAGATCTACTGGAACAGTGTTACCAGCACCATCATTTTGTAACAAAAAAGCATCATTCACATATAATTTACAGGATTTGCCTATAGCATCTACCCAACTTAGTGGAAGTCTTATAGTAAATCTAGTAAGACCTGTACCAGTTAATATACTAGTTGTATTATTGATAGCAAGTTTATATAATTTTTCAGATTTCATTTATATACTATATATATATATTTTGTTTTTTGAAAAAGTTTATTACTTTTTATATTTTCCCCTTTTAGTACTCTTTTTAACTCCCCTAGTTTCTTTTTTGCCAGTTTTTTCTGCTTTTTCTAATGCTTTTTTTAATGCTGTAGCGGCTGCTTTTTTTTCTTTAAGTAGTACCGCTTGAGATTTTTTATATCCACCTCTTTTACTTCCTGCTTTTACTCCCCTTTTTTTAGGACCTGCCATTTTCTCATATGCCCCTTGTAATGCTTGCTCCATATCACTTAATTTTACTGCTTGTGATTTTGGGGGAGTTTTCTTTTTTTTAAGTGTTATAGTCTTTGGTTTCTTCTGTGGTTTTTCTTGCTCCGCCAACCATTTTTTCATATCATCCTCTGATTTTTTGATCACCTCTTTCTTCTCCTTATTTGTTAATTTTTTTCTGTGACCTTCAACTAAACCTTTTCCCACGCCAATACCTTTTTTAAAACAAGCAAATCCAGCAGTTGATGTTTTTCCACAAAATACCATTTATATATAATTATACTAATATAAAAATAAAATATTATAAATATATAAATGCCAAAGAAGAAAAAAACTAAGAATTATACCAAATCTATATTGAAAGAATTATTAGGATTGCAAAAACCTAATAATAGAAAACCAGAAACAATTGAAAAAAAAAATAATAAAATCAAACCATCTGAACCAGACAATTGCTATTTAACTAACCTATAGGGTTAGGTCGTCTTTGTGGAATATTAGTCCTAAAGTTACCTCTTCCTAAATTTCTATTTCCACCATTATATTGATCTCCCCAGTTTCTTACACTTGATTGTGTCGTTGGTACACCCTGTGGTATAACTGCTCTTTCTAATTGCTGAGAAACAGCGAGAGCTCCTAAAAAGGCTGGAACGGCTGCTGGTGCATAAGCAGTTGCAGCCATCACTGCGAGTGGTAGTGCTACTTTTTTTCCAATACCCCATGCATGTTGGGCAACGCCTTTAACCCATCCACCAAATTGTTGTCTTATTCCCTTACCATACATATTTATATATTATTTAACTAGATATTTTTTTATATATCAGAAAGTGTTTTTTGATATTCATTCAGTGTTTGATTAAATTGTTCGTCTTTTTCTTTTTGAGTATTTATAATTTCCTTATGTTCGTTTAATAATGGATGACTTAATATTTCATGTGTTACTAAGCGTGGTGGTTTTTCTATTTCTTCTTCATCTACTTCTACATTCTTGTTAAATTGTATTCTTTCTCTAATAATATTTTGTCTATAAGTAAGTGGATAGATTGTAAATATTAAAGTAAATTCAAAATTAATTTCATCACCTAAATTTATTGTGTTATTATTTTGATCTGTTAAGCGAAAAGACATATATTTAATATCTCTTTCTTTTAGCATATTTTTAGCCGCTCCAAATGCTTCATTACTAAAATAAATCATTTCCAAAGGATTAACATCGATTGGGACTTTACATAATATAGTACTATTTGAACCAGTATCTGATGCTATTGTGTTACCAACTGCTAAATTAGATCTTAGATATAAACTATGAATTGTTACTAAATCTACTCTACTATTACTAGTCCGTGTCAATGCGGCTGTAGCACTATCAAATAGTATATCACTATCGCCAGTCCATCCCAATTGTTTAGCGATACTTCTACCATTAGGTGTTGCTAGATTGTTTGCTTCAGATCCAGTGTTAAATAAAAAAGTACAAGTTCCTACTGCGGCTGCTATATTAGTTGCTACAGTACACTTATTAGTTATAATATCATATGTCCAACTATAAGTAGCAGCCAAGTTAGTTGCTCCATTCATCTGAGCAGTAATTTGTGATAATAATTGTTCTATAGAATAATTACCCTGTGGAATATCTAAATCAGTATTCCATACAAATGGGGGGGCGGTTTGAGATTCTCTTACTTGAAGTACATTATTATTAGTGTTAGTTCCATAGAAACTAAAAGGTACTTCCATAGAAGCGACTTCTAGTTGCATATACTCATTATCAAAACAATATACAGGTGTTAATAATTGTAAATCAAATTCTGTCCTCAGATCTTCGCCAGATGGATAATTATCTGCGTCTTTACTTCTTACGTGTAAAATAAATGATGAAACATCTGCCATTATATATAATGTTAGATTTTAAAAACTTTTTTCTTTCATATAATTATGAAATGGAAGACATTATAGATTATTTCAGTTATATGACAATGAATAAAGAGGAACATGATAACTACTCGTTTTTTAATAAACTTGAGCATTGTAAGTGGTATAACCCAGAAAAACTAGACTATTTAGTTATACCAAAAAAAGGAGAAGAAATATTAAAATCAATTTCTTATAATAGGTGTATCCAAGACCGAGATTTAGAAGGGTTGGTGTCGTGGTATATACACAATCGGCGAGACATCCCATATATAGATAGACTAGGTTATTATTTGGCAAGAAATGATTTAGGTGACAGAATTAAAAAATACGAGTTATATGAAATTAAAAAACTATGTAAAAAAAATAAACAAATAGAAAAAATGGAAGATGACCAAAGGCGTAAAGCAATAAAGAGAAAAGAAAAAGAAGAGCGACAAAAATTAAAGATTATAAATAAAGAAGTATTCCTATATTTTTAAAATAAATATATAATTAATATATATATATATATATGCCAAACGCCGAGTTAGACCATATAAAAGAATCACTTGTAATAGTCCAACAAAAAATAGATGATGTCACTGGAAAACACATCGAAAAAGAGTTAGAATTATATAAAGATTATACTAGAGTATTAAAACATCTAGTAGAATATATTTTTTTTGAACACAATGGTCTTGAAAATAAATATGATGAATTAGTGAAAGAACATACTCGAATGAAGGAGTATAGAAAAAATTATTATGTGAAAAATAAAGACAAATTGATGGAGTATCAAAAAACATATCAAAAAACCTATAAGGATAAAAAAAATACCGAAAAATAGCCGTCGAATTATTTTATATATAGAATATATAATATGAGCAATAAAGATGAAATTGAAGCCCCACCATCAGGAGATGAAAATATAGAGGTGTTAAAAAAATACAAACCTGATAAGGTGGACAAAAGAAAGAAAGGTGTTCAAGAAAGAAGTCCAGCACAAATAGCAAGTGTTGCAAAAATGATTGCAGCCAGAAAACAAAGATGTGAAGAGATTAAACTGGTAAAAGAGAGAGAAAAAGAAGTAAAAAAAAAGAAAAAAAAATATCATAGTGCTAAAGAATTAGTAAATGAATATGAAGATGTAGTGCCACTGGAAAGGACTAAAAGTCAAAGAAAAATAGAACTCCCAGAAAGTGAAAGTGAGAGCGAAAGTGAACCTGAAATAATAAGAATTAAAAAAAAGAAACCAGTAAAGAAAAAGAAAAAGAAACAAATTATATATGAAGAAAGTGAATCTGATAGCGAAAGTGAGCCAGAGATTATAGTTAGAAAAGTTAAGAAAAAAAACTCACAAACTATTAATAATACACCTACTCCACCATCGAATAATGAAAAAACATCAAAACCCCCACTTAAACCAAAACGCCCAATTAGTAGATATGAATATATGAAATTGTTGGGATTTTAAAATGTTAGTAATAAGTAATTATGTTAAGTGTAATAAAAAACAAGAAACCTACGGAAGTAAAGGGGGTAGATTTCTCTTGTGATGTTACTAGTGGTGGATTCACTCCACCAGAACCACTGCACTATGGTCGTAATATGTGTATCTATATATGCGGAGGAGTTGGTTCAGGCAAGACTTCACTACTTATGACGCTCCTTCATGCTAAGGGTCATAAGAAAAAAAACTCTAGTGAAAGACATGCTCGTTTCTTCTATAAGGTCTTCAATAAGGTGTATATGATGTCCGCTTCACTTGGAACTATGGACTTAGACAAAATTAAAATACCAGAAGAACAAATATACTCTGATTATGACCCAGAAGTATTACATGGAATTATAGAGATGGAACAGGAGAGTGGAGAAAATAATAATAACTTAATAGTCATAGATGATTGTATTAAGAGTATAAATAATAGTCGTAACAAGTTAGCAGAAACTACTCTATGTAGGGCTATTATAAATAGAAGACATTGTTGCGTGAATAATGATGGTCCTTCTGGAGGTGGATTAACAATTATATTAACTTCGCAGAAGTACAATTTTTTATTATATTCTGTTCGAGCCAATATTTCGCATTTATGTGTATTTAGGACTAATAATAATAAAGAAAAGCAGAATATATTTGAAGAATATTGTAGTGATATAAGTGATAAAGGTTTTCATAAGTTATTAGATTTTGTATGGGATAAACCTTACCAATTTCTATTTATAGATATTAACCAACCTACTCATAAAAAATATTACAAAAATTTTGATTTAATAGTTATACCTGATGAATTATTGTCCTAATTTTATTAGTTTCTTATTTAAATAAATAATATGATTTCTCTGATCTAAATTTTCTGATCTATAAAACTCTTTATCCTTTTCTAATTTTAATATTTTCTCTTCCATTGCATCTATCATTTTATCTTTTGTTGTAATTATTTTTATTAACTCACCTTTACCCCAATATTTTTTAATTATAGTTTCAGGCATGTCTGATGTTATTATATAATCATATAATATATTTCAATTTTTTAATATAGTCGCATATTGCCTCTTAACATTTTGTGTTATAGTTAAAAAATATGTGAGTCAGTCTGAATCTCAATTTTCTAACACACTATATATAATAATGTGGAAAAATGAGATTATTCAATTAACTCCATCAATCCAATTTAACAATTTAATTTGTCTTTCTGCATTACGCTTCGAGGTGTTCTTTGCGACTATTCGATGTGTCTTCATATTTTTAACCTGATAGCGTCCTGATTTTAATTTAAACATTTTATATGGCATCGTGTTATTATACTATATAAATAATAAAATAATAGAATAAATGACTATTCAAAATATAGCGACTGAATTAATGACTATGGCAGAATCATTAAAAGAAAAAAACTCAATATCATCATTGGATTATGTGTCACTAGTAAATAAGATTAGAGATATTAAAGATTATCAAGACAATTCAGAACATCATAGAGAATGTTTAGTTTTATTACCTGAACTTGGACTTAATGAAGAAAATAGACCTTTAGTTAAAATATCCTGTAAAACATTAATTCTAAAATTTGAATGTTCGCATTGGATGTCTATTAACAATGATATAGAAAATAAAGGATTTCATTTGATAGAGGATGATGACAATCATAGTTTTTTATATGAAGGTTCGCATAATTGTGATAGTGATATATTAATTGATTGTAATCCAGTTATTGTAAAAATATTATAAAAAAAAAATATATAATTATATTATATAATGGCAAAAAGAAGACAAGGAAAAGGTACAATTATTCGCAAAGGACTTCATGGAGGTGAGCAAAGATACACCACAAAAGCGACCAGTGTTGATTTTCATAAAGCAGGTCACGATATAAAATTATATCAGGGCAAACATCAAATTCGACCATATAGCAGATTTATATAAATAAAAAAAATACTATTTAATTCTCTATTTAATTCTCTATTTAATTCTCTATTTAATTCTCTATTTAATTATAATTTAATTAAAATTTAATTATAATTTAATTATTCCCTAACCCTAACCCTAACACCCCCTGCATCTCCCCTGCTAAATTGTAGATCGTTAGACTCAAATGTATCAGATGCTTGAGTATAATATAATCTAAATAATTTTCTAAATGCATCATCTGTTAATGTTAATAATTTATCAAATATTTCATCATATGATAATATATCATAACCCCTCATTGGCCCATCCTTAATAACTCTACTCATAGTAGGTATTAATGTTTTTCTCCATTTTGTGGCAGAATTATCAAGTCCTGTGTATATATCTTGTTCCATCTCTTCAATTTCAGAATTCTCAATACAACCTAACCAATATCTTATTTGTTGATGTTGTATCCACAATACACCCATTCCTTCTTCAGTTTCACATTGTATGTCTTCTTGTGAGTGAGTTGGTGGGATGGGTGGTGTATTTCTATTTCTGTTTTGCCTTCGTTTTCTTACTTGATTTTTCTTAGACATTGTTCTCACGTGATGCAGCCCACGCTATAAGCGTAGGCAATCACTTCTATAAAAATTATTTCAATTTTATTTAATATCTATTTAATGTTTCATTATAACTACTGGCAATTCATCGCCATATAATATATTATTACCATTTTCTAATAGACTTCTATGTTCGTCCATCCATTCATCATCAAATATTTTAAGATCTTGACTAAATTCTGTGAATTTTCTAGTTTCTAGTATATAAACATTAACACCATTTTCATTAGTATCAGAGAATAGATATTTGTATATATGACCTTGTACATTAGACCACATACTGGGCATATCCGAATCTTGTGTATGAATTTTGAACGCAAATAATACTTGTCTAGACAATTCACTAATACAAGATTTTTTCATATATTTACAGCATGACTTATGATGTTTATGCCAGTGAGTTTCTTGACAATGTTTTGAGCAATATCTAGCGACTAAACACTTACTGCAAGATTTTAATTTCATTTGTTTACCACCACAATTTGAACACATATGTCTGCCCATATTTTTCATTGCCTTAGGACATCTTGGGTCATTCCAAATATCCTCATATTGTGGCATTATCAATCGACTTGTTACATTATTTTCATTTAAGGCTTTAGACCAGTTAACAATACGCTCCATTATAGTATTATTCTCACGTGGTGCAGCCCACGCTTATAGCGTAGGCAACCACTTATAAATAATTCTCAAATAATATTTCAATTTTTTAATCACCTAACCTAATTATTTTTTTCTATAAAAATTATTTCAATTTTATTTAATATCTAATTTTGATTACATCGACCTATTGGACATATTACCTTACTACGCCCAGTATTTTCAATCGCTACTCGTTTCATATTTTCATAACAAGGTTTACAAATTTTATGGGTACAACTAAATTTATGAAGACATTTACTAACATTAGTATATTTCAAATCCGCATAAGATTCCATACATACTGGACAATCGCCTTCTAAATATTTTTTTGTGATTTTCTTCGTCTTCTTCTTCTTATAAATTTTCGCATCATCAAGAAAACTTCTTACACCTTCAGCCCATTTTGCTAAATCTCTATATTTTTTATTAGTTTCTGATTCAGTTTTTAGCAGAGATTTATTTTGATTTTCTAATTCTTCATTTTTTCTTGTTAATATTCTATTTGTTTCAAATAGTCTATTAATGAATTCTATTGCGTCGTTTTGCTGTAAATCCATTATAATATTATTCTTAGGTTTGACTACTTATTGCTTAGTAATATTTTCAAAATCTGATTTCAATTTTTTTTCAACCCTTACTTTTTTTTGTTTTTTTTTCTCTAGATATTTTTT